CCAAACAAAGCGCCCGCTACGGCAGCGCGCTCGGCAGCCGGCACATGATCTTCCAGCGCCCGGTTGATCTTCGAGATGCGATCATCAAGGGGTAGTTTTACCAGGTCCCCTGCGCTGAGTTTGAGGCGATCAAGGGCCTCTGCGGCAGGCCCCCCCTTTGCTGAAGCTTGCGATAGCCGACGGAACAGGTCTTTCGCGCCCTGTTCCAGTTGCGCCTGACCGACACCTGCCAACTCCCCCGCTCGGGCAAGAACCTGCATACTTTCAACAGTTGTACCCAACGATCGCGCAAGCTTGGCCTGTGCGTCCACCATATCCAGCGTCTGCTTAACAGCCCGAGCCGACCCAATCGCCGCAGCCGCTGCCGCCAGAGGCGCAAAGGCCCGCTTGGCGAAGGAAGCAAACCGGGTGATTTTTGATTTGTGCTGCTTTGTATCCTTGTCGAACTGCGAACCATCCAAACGCAGAATCGCACGAAGGATGCCAACTTTTTTACTCATGACACGCCTTTCATCAGCGCAAGCTCTTCTTGTGAGAATGTTGGCAGACCTGCTGACGCCGCAAACAGGTGCTGCGCCCAGTCGCGTTGCGTTCGCGCATGTGGGCCCCTACTCATTTCGTCAATAAACTTTCTGAAGTGTTCATCTTTCGCGCGCGCCACCCGTGCCGCCAAAGCCGCATCCGCCAACGCTGCGCGCTGATTTCTCCGTTGGGCACGGACAATGCGGGCATGTTCCCAAAGGGTCATTCGATTAAACTCACCAGGATCACCGCCATCCGCCAGCCATGCAGCGCGCATATCCAAAATAGAGGGCGGATCAATTTCACCCGACCGCTCTTTTGAAGGTAGTGCGACGTCTTGAGGCAGTGGGTCTTCAAGAAAGGCGCGCAGGGCAATTGCTACCTTTTCAGGACAGCGCCGCAGCAGCCGTGACGGAGATCCACGGGTGAACCAACGTGAACCAGAGCAATGCCGCACCATTTCAGAAAGAAGCTGGAGGCTATCCGGCGGCAGGGGATCATTGGGGTTCTCTGATCCGAACTTGACCAGATGCTCAATGAAACCCGGCGCTGACACACCGCTTGCTTCTTCAAATTTGGCAAGCCCCCCCAAACAGAAAGTCAGGGGGGCGTAGAACAACGGCATCAAGCACCCTCTGGCAGTGCATCAGGGTTCGAGATCTCACCCATAATTGCCATCTTGACCACCGATTTGGCCTTGTCTTTCATAGGGATCGATGTTGGCTCAAAATACAAAACTCGAGCCGCCCAGACGCGGAACTTTGTTCCGAGCGTGATACAAAGTTCAACAACCTCTTCACTCGCGACCAGCGCGCGCAAGCTATCCTCACCCGCCCAGCCTTCCCAGTACTGCAGGGGGATTTCATAGATGAGCGGATCACGTGGGCCGTTTTTTGTTTCGCCGACGCCGCCGGGACTGCGCTGATGCGTAACATCTATCTGCGGCGGGGTCAGGTCGGGAAAATCCACGTCCTCTACACCCATAATTTCAAAAACTGCCGTTGGAGTGCCGTGGCGAATATGGAACCGCGGCTCCAAACTCATGCCATGTTTAACCTTGGAATATTGGCGAGTCATTTGCTTTCCTACTCAATATATCCGACGACTTCGAACAGCATCATCAGAGAGCCGATGATGTCTTTGCTTTCAGCGCCGGGCTTGGTTTCAGTCCTTCGGAGAAGAACGCTTTGAGCGCCGGTTCGGCGCTTCAGTTCCGCTGGAAGCGCGGTTTCAAGTACCTCTGAATAGTCATCCAGATCATCTTCCAGTTCATCGGCCAGCGCCTTGATGTGCAGGGCGACAACCAAATTTGTAGCAACCCGTGCTGTTGTCGGGTTCAAGTCCTCGCGATCTTCAGATGGCGTTGAAACAGACCAGCAGGGCACAGCGCCATGATCCACCTTGGCAGAGGGCAGGATCAGATTTGCCGTTTCAAAAAACGGATGCTCACGCAGGACTTCTTTCGTCGTTTTGCGAAGGACCTTACGATAATGGGTCACGGGCTTACCCCTGTCAGAACGGCGAGATGGTGACGGTCTTTGGCCGGGGACTTAGTGGGATAAATCACAAGCACCTCGAACATTTCACCCGGCCTTTCTTCGACAGAAACCCTACTTCCCCGCTCTAATAATCGCGCGAACTCACCCCGCACCTTCAAGATTGGAGCGACAGACATAGTGGTGTGACCGTCAACACCCGGCACTTCCACTGGCTCTTCACGGAAGATCCCGCGCAGTGGGATTTCCGCCCCGCCCTCTTGATGAATCATGGCCACGCCATCAAAAATATTCTCGAATAGCGCGGTCATACCGTCGAACAAAGACATAGCCAGTTAGCCAGACGCACCAGACAGGCGAACAACTCCAACCTGAGACGGGTTAATCGCATCAGCCGCAGCATGGCCGATTTTCGTGTTTCCTGACGCCGTGGTCGTGCAAACCGCATCATCATTGTCCCAATACACATTTGCGCCTGTGGTCCATGCTTGCGCTTCAGTCTTGGGCAAGGAAAAACAACCAACAAGCCGCAGCTCAACGTCTTCGCCAACAGCCACATCAGCCATCAGTACACCAAAAAGCTTGCCGATCAGCCGACCTTCACCCGATTTACCCGCCGAGGCCGCTGTGATGGTGATGCTTTCACCTGTTTGAACAAAGTTCTTCATAACTTGATCCACTTTCTTGTTGAGAAATGCGAAAGGAGGCTCAATCAGAACCTCCTTTTCGCACCACGCCCAAAGGGCCCTATTCAGATTTTCGTTTGGTTTACTGGCCGGGGTTTTTATAGGCGTATCGGGTATCCTGCGCACCGACCCCGAAATCATGCTCAATCGATACCGACATCCCCTGACGGCCAAAAGGCTCATCCGTGCGCATGCGTGGCGCTTCAGCACCTTCAAGGAAACCATGAACCCAGTTGGCCCCACCGGCCATTCCAGGGGCCGTCAGCAAGTACCATTCATTCCCTGTAATCCGGGCCGTCTGAACATGTTCAAAGTCGCCAGAGAAGGGATTTACATCAGATGACTTTGTGGGCGTGACTTCGGCAATCAGCTGTTTCGCAGGGAGCGACTGCTTTGAACCTGTAAGAATGATGGATGGGATAATCCCCATTTCATCACCTTCCAGATTCTCTTGCTGGGCCATCGCCTGCATCCCTGCATCGACCCTTGATACCGTGATAGCGCCCCCAGACGAGGCAAGGTTTTTGTGATCTGCGTGGAACATGGCTGTCCCATTGTTCATCGAAGCTGCCAGAGCAAAGGCATAGAAAGTTTTATCTTCGAACTGCGCAATCCGCTGCCCGTACCCAGACAAAACACGGTCGATGGCGCCAAGGTCATCATTGATCATCATCTGACGCGAAATAGTTACTAGGCGACCAAAGCTGCTCAAAATTGCACGTTCTTTGCTTTCGCCAAAGGTGCCATGCTTGATCTCGCCATTTTCTTTGATCTCCTTAAGATCCGGGAAATCACCAGCGCGGATCAGGGGCACTTCGCGGAAGTCACGGAAATCCATGCGCTCTGACACAAGATGATATGTTGGCTGTTGGCCTTCATAAGCGGCCAGCAGGCGCTTGTGCAGGGCGTTCGAGAAGATCTCGGGAAAGTCCGAAGTCGAATGAGCTGCGGCCTCGAATACGGCCATGCGATCACCCGCCGTGCGCATGGATCCGGTCCAGCCGATTGCCCAGGCTGCCATTTCAACCAAAGACATGTTCATGTACTCGCGGGCAGGGCCGTCTACGTCGCGCGCCCGACCCATCTGGGCGACCAATGCGCCAGACATACCTGCGCGCATGGTTTCGCGCTCATCGCGGATGATAGCGACGCGAGAAGGGCCACGGCGGTTGCTGTTTGTCATCGGGTTTGCTCCTTGAACCTGTTGCGCCAGATGCGCGGACGCTTGCGCTGCCGTCATCTGATGTTGAATCATGTGCTGAACTGTTGCAGCGGGCAGATTGAACGAGGCAGCCATTTGCAGCAGCGTGGTTGCTGTCGCAGGGCCACTGTCTTCATCCTCATCAGAGCCGCCGTCGATGGTGTCATCACCGTCTTGGGCCGCCAATGTGTCGTCGCCTTCAGGTGACGACTGTGTATCTTCACCCGACGCCCCCGCCAGCGTATCTTCGCCGCTTTCCGCATTGATGCTATCATCGTCAGAGGCGGTCAGATGGGACGACTTTGGTTTGGTTGCTGGTTTCTTGGCCATAGGTTTGGTCCTTTGTTGCGCGGGCGCACCCGCTATCATTGCCACATAAGCTGTTGGCGAAATCTGTGAGTTGAAGCGGCGCGCCGTTGCCTTCATGGCGTCCGGAGCATTGCTGTAGAGCGAATAATCAAAGGCTACCGCATCGACGTCCGTAGCAGGGTCTTGGGCGAGTTCAGTCACAAAACCCCTTTCCAGCGCCTCTTCACCATCCATCCAGGTTTCCGCGCGCATGATTTCACGCGCTTCAGTTTCTGAGGTCCCTGTTCGGCGTGAATACAGCTTTGCCATGTTTTGCGCGGCTTTCGCCAACGAGTCGGCGGCACGGCGGTGCTCATCTTCGGTCCCGCGTCCATCAATGAACCACTGGGCGGGATCATGGACCATCATCATGGCACCATCACCCATCACGATATCATCGCCCGCAAGCGCGATCACGCTAGCGATAGATGCAGCGACACCCTGGATGATTACACGCTTGTGACCATCGTAAGACCGCAGCAAGTTATATATTGCGGTCCCCTGACTCACGAGACCGCCCGCAGAGTTCAGGTAAATTGTCAAATCACCAGACATGCCATTCAGTTGTTCTGAAACATCCGAGGCGGTAAAAAACTCTTCACCCCAGAACTCCTGCCCCACTGTGCCGTATAGATACAGCTCATTCATGCTCATCTTCCTTTCCTTGATTTCCGGCCAAAGGAGGTGCAGCTTTGGCGTTGTAGCGACCGTCACTTTCATAGATCAGCCGATCAGCATCTGCGGCTTCCATGTCTTCTTTCTGCTCTTGACGGATTTGATCCGGATCGCGGCCAAGCGTCGTGATTGCGCGCTGGCGGCTGGTAAATCCAGCGCGAACCTCGTTTATCAGTGGTGGCAATTCTTTTGCTGGATCAATCAGAATGCGCGCTGGCGGCACCCAATCAACATTGGCCGCTAGAATTTCAACCATTCGGTTGTGATACCCACGCTCTAGCGCCCAAGATTGCAGGAACATGCGCCCCAAAGGAACGCCAACCTGTGCAATCAGGAGCAACCATTGCCAAGCCTCAATATTCCGGTCCATTTCCATCCGGCCCATCTTGCCAGATGAAAAGTTGACCTTGCTCAGATCGCCTGAAACCGCCTCATATGTGATACCAACGCCTTTTGCGATCCGGCGGAGCTGGCCTCTGGTG